TTAAGCGGAGTATTGCTCTCCCTATACATTGTTATCCGGTACTCCGCTTAATGAAACTATATAAAAATATAGTAGGCAATTAATATTAAAACATTAATTAAATAAATTGTTACTGCTATTGTTGGAGAATCATTATCCATTTTAATATGTTATTAAATATAGTTTAAATATTTACTTACATAATAAAATAAATAAATAGAAGCATAACAAGCGCCAATAAAAGCAATTGCTATTAAGCATTGTTTAAAATCTTCGTTCATTAGTTTATCTCCTTAATTGGTTGATTAAGCTGCTACAGTTTCATTTTTTGATTCGTATGATTTGATTAAATCAATTAAATCTTGATTGATAACTGTATCAAAAGAATTTAATAATTTTAAATCAAAGCAACGACCACCACCGCAGCAATTAAATGTTTCAACATTACTATCAAAATATTTTTTTGCTTCGTCATGGAGTTCGGTATATGAATCGTCATGTCCAGGATATAACTGACCCTGATTTTCAGATTCATTTTTTATTGATTCAGCATAATCCTCAAGAGATTGCTCAGTTGAACCTGACTTAACAGCTTCAACCCAGATTTCTCTTGAATACTCAATCCAATCTTCATTGGTTATGCTATCAATATAATTTTTAGTAATAGGATCAAATACTGTTCCTGTTGCTCCTTGAAAATTATCTCCATCTTTAAAGACATAGTTCAAAAAATAAATTGAACCGTCTTTAATACCAACAGGTTTATTAAAATTAATCTGTTGTCTTGCATTATTATTTTTAGTCATTGTTTTATCTCCGTAGTTATTGTTTAAGTGATTCGGAGTAAATCATATTGTAAATAGACTGTCAACACACTTAAACAAATATTATTAATTAAATTATTAACAAGAACAAAATAGGAACATTATGGCAAATCGCAGTAAGTATAACAGAAGCATTGTTGAACCAATATTAGAGGAGTTATCAGTTGGTAAGACTATAAGAGAAGTTCTCAGCGTTCCAGGACGTCCAGTTTGGAGTACTTTTAGAAGCTGGTTAAATAAATACCCAGATTTAAGAGAGAAATACAATCAAGCCAAACAAGATGGTTGTGAGTATATTCTCTGTAATGCTGAGGAGTATATAAACGATTCTATTAATAAATCTAAGAACGAAACAGATAAGAACAAAAAACCGGATCTTGCGCAGACTCATTTGATTAAAGCATATTTAGATCTAGCTAAGTGGAAATCTGAGAGATTAGCTGCTAAAACTTACGGCAAAAAAGACAGTTTAAGTCTCTCAGGAGACAAAAAAGACCCAATTATTATCAAGTGGCAGGATTAATTATTAGTTGTTTTTTAATTAAAGGGGTTGAATTTGTTGGATTATTTGTAGAATAATGCAAAATACACACATAAACAAACACTTGCAACTTATACGTTAGTATTAAATTAATAATAATTATCAAATAATAGCAACGCTTATTTATAAAAAGTTCCGATAACGATTAATTATCGGAAATATACTAACAGTTGTATTACGCCAAACAAGCTAGCGTTATTACGTTTATGCAAGCAAATAAGGGGGGTTTTATTGAGACCCTACCAACAAAATCAAAACTGGCGCCGTCAAAATAGCGTTGGAAGGTACACACATACAAACTATGAAAACCGAAATGAAAAAACAAAAATACAAAGCTCTAGTCATGGTTGATGATGTGACTAACTCAGTAATAGTTATGTTTAATGGATTTGAAGATTACGAAGATGCTTGGTGCTTTAGCCAACATATCCAAGAAGAATTACAATTAGATAAGATACCGCTTGATAAAACGATGACTGTCCACTAGAGATAGGGGGGTTTTGTTTTAAAATGCCAGTATTTGAGATTCCATATAAGCCAAGAGCATTGCAAAAAATTTTGCATGAAAATATCTCTAAGCACCGATTCTCCGTATTGGTCTTGCATCGTAGAGCTGGCAAAACAGTAATGTGTATTAATCACATGATTAGAGACGCAATGTACTCTAAATCACCAAACTCAAGATACGCATTTATATCGCCTACCTTTAAACAAGGTAAAGCAACAGCATGGGATTACATTAAAACCTTTGCTGGTAAGATTCCTGGTGTTAAGTTCAACGAATCAGAACTAAGAGCAGATTTTCCAAATGGCGCAAGAATTACAATTCTAGGCGCTGAGAATGACCAAGCGTTAAGAGGTATATTTTTAGATGGTTGTGTTTTAGATGAAACGCAAAGCATTTCTCCAAATCTATTTCCTGAAATCATAAGACCAGCTTTGGCAGATAGAAAAGGTTGGTGTGTATTTATTGGAACGCCAAAAGGTAAAAATTATTTTTTTGAATTATACGAATACGCCAAAAAGACAGAAGGTTGGTTTGCATCTATTCATAAAGCATCTGAAACAAAGATATTAGATGACGATGAATTAAAAGCTGCAAAGTCAATCATGTCTGAGGATTTGTTTGACCAAGAATTTGAATGTTCCTTCCAAGCGGCTATTACAGGTTCATACTACGGAACTCTAATTGAAGAACTTGAAAAGAATAACAAGGTGGTTGAAAATCTATACGACCCAGAACTTCCAGTTGAAACATGGTGGGATTTAGGAATGAATGATTCTACTGTGATTTGGTTTGCACAGCGACATAAGGGTCAAATTAGATTAATAGATTTTTATGAAAACGCTGGCGAAGGATTAGACCACTACGCTAATATTCTTGAAAGCAAAGGTTATAACTATAACAGACATATTGCTCCCCATGACATTAAGGTTAGGGAATTAGGAGCTTATGGAAAATCAAGGTTGGAAACTGCTTTAGAATTAGGTATATCCTTTGAGGTTGCTCCAAAACTATCTTTAGAAGATGGAATTGAAGCCGTAAGAAAGTCTTTGTCTAATTGTTGGTTTGACAAAAACAAATGCCATTATGGTATGGAGTGTTTAAAATCGTATCAGAAAAAATGGGATGATATTAACCAATGTTTTAGAAATAGACCCATACATAATTTTGCAAGCCATGCTGCTGATGCCTTTAGAACAGGTATCGTAGGTTATGGAATTGAGATGACAAATTGGAAAAAAAAGATAGAAGTAAATACTAATTATATAATTTAATATGCCAAAACTATCAAACGAAGAAATAAGAGCTATTCTACATTCAGAAATTAACGGAGCATTAGGTTATCTTGGTGGACAGTTATCTGAACAAAGAAAAAAATCTATTGAATATTATTTAGGTGAAAAACTAGGAACAGAAATAGATGGTCGTTCACAAGTAGTATCAACAGATGTTGCAGATACCATTGAAACAATATTACCAAATCTTCTTAGAATTTTTACCGCATCAGACAGAACTGTTATTTGCGAACCAGTAAAAGCAGAAGATGTTCCCCTTGCTGAACAAGCAACAAGCTATATCAATTATATTTTTAATAAAGATAATCCAGGATTTACAATTTTATACAATTGGTTCAAAGATGCATTACTTGAAAAGAATGGTATCGTAAAAGTTTATTGGGATGAATCTGAAACTTACGAACATGAAACTTATAAAGATTTAAATGAAGATTCTTACCAATCAATCATTAATGAAGATGATGTTGAAGTATTAGAGCATTACGAAGAAGAAGAAGAAGAACAAGTTAAACAAGTTGAGATGCTAGAACAAATGGCGCTTCAACAGGGTCAAGAATTAAATTTACCAAGACCAAAACTTCATAATATTAAAATTAGAAGAAAATGTTCTGAAGGAAAAATTAAAATTGAAAACGTACCACCAGAAGAATTTTTAATACAAAGAAATGCAAAGACAATTCAAGATGCAAACTTTGTAGCGCATAGAACAACTAAGACTAGAACTCAATTATTAGAAATGGGTTATGATGCTGAAATCATAGCATCACTACCTCATTCCCAAGAAATTATTTTCAACTCTGAAAAGCTAACTAGATATTCTGATATAGACGAATATCCTTTTGCTTCTTCTCCAGATGCTTCTACAGATGCAATTGATGTTTTTGAATGTTATGTAAGATTAGATTATGATGGAGATGGTCTTGCAGAATTAAGAAAGATTACAGTTATAGGTGATACTGCTGATAATATTTTAGATAATGTTGAAGTAGATACAATT